GGCGGGCTGCTCGGCCTCGCGGCGCTCAGGCGCCGCCGGTGGGGGAGGGGCTAGACTCCAGGCGTGATGTCCTGAAAAATACGCCCATACTGGTTTTGCATGTCTGAACGAGCCGTTGCGGGTGACCGCGGCGGCTTTTTATTTGGAGGGGCATGTGGCGGACCCACTAGACGACCAGGATCAGTACGGCGGATTGGCCGAGGACTTGTTGGGAAAGACGGGGCTGATGCCCACTCAAACTATGGGACTCGGCGCTGCCTTGTCTGGACTGCTATCAGCGCCCGTCGTCCCGGGTCTCGCCTCCAAACCACCGCCCGCAGCTGCCGCCGTTCCGCCGAGAGGCGATTATGCAACGGTGGCCTATTATCGAGGACCGGGATCCGACTCCATCTTGAATACCGGGCATCTCGGGATGTCCATCAATGGAGGGCCGGCTTATGGGTTGGAACCCACCCCTGGCATAGGGGATATACCGATGGTCGGGCATGAACCACCGCATCCTCTGCAGACGCTATCTCAGCTTTTCAACGTGGTGCCCGGCGAGTTGGACATGATCCCGGCAAGCAGGCCCGTGGGTGATCAGGTGAGATTGCCGGTCACGTCTGCTCAGTCCCAAACCATGCAGCAGTATCTGCACGGCCTGGCCGGCCCAACGCTTTACAACGTGCCGTTCAAGGATTGTGTGACGACCGTCGCCGGCGCGATGAAAAGCGCCAATCTGAACACGCCTTCCACATTGACCAACTTCACGCCGGCGCAGTTTGTAAGAGCGCTGCATGCGCTGTACGATAAACCAGCAGCTCCGTCGAATTAGCATCCGGAGCCGATCTCGGACACGGAGGTGATTGCGTGAAATCGATGCAGATACCACGGTATCTTCTCTATCTCATGCTCGCCGGCTTTGCCATCGGTGCGGTGCAGGTGACCTATGTTGTCATCTTGCCTACGGTGCCGGGCTGGCATGGGTCTTTCCCCGGCTGGCTCGAAGCGCTGTCTTATGCGCTCAACCTGCCTGGAGCTGCTGCGGAAATCGGCGTCTCCAAAGCTTATCCACCGGATACGGTCACAACGGCATACATCATCGAGTGCGCGCTATTCGTAGGTGCATTCAATGCGCTGTTCTACGCCGCATTCGGCGCCATCATCCGGTATTCCTTCATGAAGGTGCGTAGACGCCGGGGAGGGGCTAGACGGGCGGCGTGATGTCCTGAAAAATATCGCTACGCTGGATCCCTGCATCCGGTGAACGAAGCCGCTGCGGGTGACCGCCGCGGCTTTTTCATTCCGCCAGGGACGATTCCTTGAGGCGCGGGAAGAGCCAGATCTCGTGGGCCACGAGGAGCGCCACCAGGGCGGCGGCGGGTATCCAGGCGCGGTAGGTGACGAAGAAAGTGTAATTCGATTGATCGAAGGGTCGATGATCGCGCATGGCAATGACGAAGACAGCCACGGCGGACAGGGCCGTCAAGCCGGCCAGGCCGTAGGCGACATGGGGGCGGGCTTTGGCGAAAGTCTCGAAGCTCTTGTTGTCGTTGACGTAGGGAACACGGAACAAGACATATCCCAGGCCGTAGATGGCGAGCCCCATCATGGACGGGCCGATGCCGGCCACCGCCAGGGCCGCCACGCAGACGCACCAGTACACGACGGTCGAAAGCTGGCCGGAACTCAGGCGCATCTGAACCCCATGCAGGTGCGACGATATCAGTATAACGGGCTTTCGCGGTCACGGCGTCATGTGGCGATCCGGCATGGTCTGCCGTCAAAGGCCATTCGTGCGCGCTCCACGTCAATGAGCAGCCGCGGCGCAGCCGCTTCTACTCACCACACAGGAGACAGCCACCATGGCTAATACCAATTTCACGGTCAACGATCCGCTTGCAGTAAAGCTCTGGGCGAAGAAACTCGCGGTGCAGGCGATCCAGCAGACCTGGTTCCGCAACTTCATCTCGGACGACGGCAACAACGTCATCACCATGCTGGACGATGCGGAGAAGGCCGCCGGGGACACGGTGAACGTAGGGCTGCGCACGCAGCTCGCGGGCGCCGGCATCCAGGGCGACGGCACACTGGAAGGCCAGGAGGAGGCGCTCACCACCTATGCCGACAAGCTCTTGATCGACCAGTTGCGGCATGCGGTGAACGTGGGCGGGCGCATGACCCAGCAGCGGGTGCCCTTCGAGCTCAGGGAAGAGGCGCGGATGGGCCTGCAGGACTGGTGGGCAGCGCGGTTCGACCTCAGCTTCTTCAACCAGCTCTGCGGCAACACGGCCCAGGCGGATACCCGCTACACGGGCAACAACGCGGCCACGGCGCCGACGCGCACGATCCTGCCCACGGGGGTGGCGAGCGAGTCGCTGCTGGGCTCGGGCAACACCTTCACGCTGTCGCTCATCGACACGGCGGTGGAGCGGGCCTATCTCAACAACCCGTACCTGATCCGGCCGATCCGCCTCAACGGGGAGGACAAGTACGTGTGCTTCATCCATCCCTCGCAGGTGACGGACCTGCGCACCTCCACGAGCGCGGGGCAGTGGCTGGACATCGAGAAGGCGGCCATGACGGGCGGCGAGGTCTCGGACAACCCGATCTTCACCGGCTCGCTAGGCGAGTACAACGGCGTGATCCTGCACAAGGCCTACCGGGTGAGCCCCTGCGTGAACGGGGGCGTGCCCATCCCCGACACGTTCCGGGCGGTGTTCGCCGGGGCCCAGGCGGGGGCGCTGGCGTTCGGAAGAGAGGAAGGGAAAGAGCAGTTCACGTGGTCGGAGGAACTCTTCGACTACGGAAACATGCTGGGCGTATCAGCGGGCTCCATCTTCGGGATCAAAAAGCTCGTGTTCAACTCAAACGACTTCGGCACTCAAGTGATTAGCACTTATGCCGCGGCGCACTGATAAGGGGGAATAAAAGATGGCGACTTATACGAGTTCTCAAGTCTCGAGCGGCAGCATCCCCATCAACGAGCGGGGGGCGAGCTTCCTGGTGTTCGGCAGCGTGGCGCTCACGACGGCGCTCGCCAACGGGGACGTGGTGCAGCTCGTGACGGTGCCGAACGGCTACAAGGTGCTGAACGTGACGCTGGATACGGACCCCTTGGACGTGAACGCCACACCGACCCTGACGGGCACGGTGGGGGACGCAGGGAACGCGGGCCGTTACATCACGGTAACGGCGGCGCAGCTCAAGACGGGGGTGGTGCTGCCGAACAACGTGACGGCCAGCACGGGCTACGTGAACCCACCCAATACAAGCGGGGGAAACGCGGGCGGGACCGTCATCCAGTTCAAGGCCACAGCCAACCCAGCGACATGGCAGGCGGGCACGATGAGGCTGGCTGTGGAGTGTCAGGTGGATTTGGGGAGTTTTGCTTAATTCTGACGGTGCTTGAGGGGGCTTCGGCCCCCTCTTTTTTAGATCATTCCTCTCGCCATGCCTCAACGCGGCGTGAGCTTGTCGACCATGCGCCGCATGATCGCACCGAAGAGACCCGGGTTCCTGGCCAAGAGCTTATCCAAGGTCTCGAACGGGATGATGATCACTTCGGAGTCTTCCATGGCGGCGAAGCTCACGCGATGCCGGCCGGTCTCGATGGCGTCGAAACCGATGACGTCGCCGTGCATGCAGAAGGCGAGGCGCCGTTCACGACCCCGTTCATCGTTCGTGTACGCCTTGAAAGAGCCGGCGCAGACGGCGTAGAGGTCGCTGAAGGTATCGCCCCGGTGCACCAGGACCGTCCCATCCTTGATGACGGCGCGGCGCCCCACGTTCCGATAGAGCGCCTTGAGTTCGTTGGGCAGCAGCCGCGCGGGGCCCTTGTGCTGGCCAGGCCGAGCTTCACCCTTGTGCGCAGGCTGATCCGGGGCGGGGAAATCGAGGATCCCTGTACTTGCGTAGTCCAACATGGCGTTCCCTCCCAACATCGTTTCCCATGGGGCCATGTTCCACTTGGGGTCGGCAGAGGACCATCAGGGAAACCTGGGTTGGCGAGCCGGGGAAACCCCGAATCCGGTCTAGTGGATTCCCTGAGAGGTTTGGGCCCGACGCGTCTCCCGCCTTCATGACATGGACCCCAGGAGAATAACGGTATGGCTTTCAGCGACATGCAGACGGCGATGGCCGACGAGCTCGCGCGCTCGGACCTGGCGGACGAGATCAAGCGGGAGATCAATAACGCCATCACCTTCTACGGAAACAAGGCCTTCTGGTTCAACGAGGCCTCGATGGCGGACATCACCACGGTGCAGGGGCAGCGCTATTACGCCTTGCCCACGAACTTCGCGGCGGTGCTGGACGTGCTCTCGACCATCGGGAACTACACGTACAGATTGACGGCGCGGACGGAGCAGTACCTGGACCAGATCGACTGGGGGAACAGCTTCTGGTCCGGCTACCCGACTGACTATTCCTTCTGGAACGGGCAGATCCGGCTCTTCCCGCCGCCCCAGGGCGGGCTGCCGGTGCAGGTGAAGGGGACGGCGATACTCGCCCCTCAACCCCTGGTGAACGATTCGGACACGAACGCGTGGCTCACTTCAGCGGAAGAGTTGATCCGGACGCGGGCGGCGCGGCAGCTCTACGGACGCTATATAAGAGACCCGGAGCAGTACGCTCTATATACGCAGTTGGAAAGAGAAGCATTGGTGAACTTACAAGAAAAGAATATTAATCAAGCGGGAGTAGGGTGGATAAGACCGCATGTCTAAACAATTGATTTGGACCTGGATACCGGCTTTCGCTGGTATGACGAAAACCTAAGAGGTTTCAAAAGAACCTTGAGCCCTCACCCCATCCCTCTCCCAAAGGGAGAGGGGGCTTAACGTAGAGGCGGGGATTGGGAAATCAAGAAATCGGGCACTCGGGGCGGAGGAGCAGGTTGTTATCCAGGGGGCCGTCGGCGCTGGTCTTGAGGTAGAGATGGCCTTCAGGGTGGCGCTCGACGACGACGTCGGCGTGGCGGCTGCCGATGATGACCTGGAAGGCATGGGTCTTGTGGAGGATGCCGGCGATGGCTTGTTCCGCCGACAGGTACCAGCGCTTGCCGGTGTCGGGACAGAGACCGCCGATGCCCGCTATGCGGGTGTGCGCTTCAGGCGAGTCGTTACGACTCACGCAGGATATGACCAAAGCCCCCATCGCCGTTGCTCCTTGGCATGGATCTCCCTCTCGCGGCGAATCTTAGCTGAGAGCCAAAGGGATGCGTCGATCCGGCGACGGAATCGTTTCTGACACAAACAAAAGCACTATGGCAAAACTGCTTACGACACTAAAGCTTGGCGAGTGGTTACCGGATTTGCCGGAAAACGGCAATCCAGGTGCACCTTACGCCTCGAACGTGCTGTGGGTGAACGGCGCTTACCAGCCGGCGTTGGGATTCTCCTCTCTCGGGGTGACGGCGCCGGCACGGGTGCAGGGCGCGACTTCGATGGCGGATGCGGACGGGAACGTGCACATCTACGCCGCCACGGGCACGCAGCTCCTGGAATACACGGGGACCGGTCTCACGAACCTCTCGGCCGGGGGCGGCAGCCCTTATACGGCGGCGGACGGGCAGTACTGGAAGTTCACGGAGTTCTCGAGCCCGAGCTTCGGGAACCTGGTGCTGGCCACGGATTTCGCGGATGCGGTGCAGTCCATGCCGGTGGGCGGGGCAGGCTTCGCGGCGCTGGCCGGTTCGCCGCCGAAAGCGGCCTGCATCGGCACCATCAACCAGTTCGTGATGCTGGGCGCCACGGAGGACGGCATCAACGGCCAGGTGCCGAACCGGGTGCAGTGGTGCGGCCTCGGGAACCCGAGCTATTGGGGCTTCTCGACGCTGACGGACCAGGAGAACCAGGCGGGGCAGCAGTTCCTGGACGCGGTGTACGGCCCGGTGACGGAGATCGCCAATGGCTACGAGTACGGGCTGATCTTCCAGCAGCGGGGCATCACCCGGGCCACCTATATAGGTGGCGATGCGATCTTCGACTTCAGCACCTACGAGAAGCAGCGCGGGGCCTTCTTCCCCAATGCGCCGGTGCAGCTCGGGAACCTGGTGTATTTCATCGCGGCGGACGGCTTCTGCATGACGGACGGGTTCCAGGTGCAGCAGATCGGCCACGGGAAATGCGACACGGCCTTCCTGAGCGACGTGTCGCTGGCCTATGGGGACCGGGTGGTGGGGGCGCTCGACCCCATCAACAAGCTGATCTATTGGTGCTATTGCAGCGCGGGCAACACGACGGGCGTGCCGGACCGGCAGATCACCTACAACTACGCGGAGAACCGGTTCGCACCGGCTGCCCAGGCGGTGAGCCGGGTGTTCGGCTCCCGGAGCTTCGGCTACACGATGGACACGCTGGACGACGTGGACACGGACCTGGACCTGATCACGCCTTCGCTCGATAACCCCTATTGGCAGGGCGGGGACCTGCAGCTGCAGGCTTTCGACGGGAGCAACCGTCTCGGGACACTGACGGGCTATCCGCTGGACCCGGCGGTGATCGACAGCACGGAGGCCGCGCCCAACCCGGGTGGGCTCTCTTATATAGATGGCGTGCGGCCGGTGGTGACGGTGGGGAGCTACAGCCCCGCGCCCACGGTGCAGCTCCTCACCCGGAACCTGGAGAACGAGGCTTACACGCTGAGCACAGCAGCGACCCAGAACGTCCGGACGGGGCGCTGCGATCTCCGGGCGACGGGGCGGTATGTGCGGGCAAGGGTCGCCATCCGGGGCGGGGCGAACGGCGGGTTCGGGGCGGCGACGGGTATAGACATATACGGTACACCGGCAGGAGAAGCATGAGCAGGTTGCCGGCGTTAAGAACCACGCCGCCCTATGACCCGACGGCCAAGGTGGTGACGCTCATCAACCGTCTGCTGGTGGGCTCGCTCAATAGCCTCGGCAGCGTGACGCTGACGGACAACGGCACGACGACCACGCTCTCGGACAATCACATCACCCGCGGCTGCAAGGTCTTTTTCTCCCCCACCACGGCGCATGCGGCGACGGTGATGGGGCTTTGGGCGGACCCGACGTCAGTGCCGGCGAGGGGCGGGAGCATCACGCTCACACATTCGGCGGTGGTGGCCACGGATCTCAACTTCGATTACCTGATCGTCCGATGATCTTCCAGGTGCCTTATTGGGACGTGGCCAAACTCTGGCCGCGGGTCTCGGGCTGCGTGCAGATGGCGATCGACCGGCAGAGGGAATGGCGGCTCGCCGACATCCGGGAGCAACTGCTGGCGCAAGGGATGCAGCTCTGGGTGGTGCCCTGGGACATGGCGGTGGTGACCCAGATACAGACTTATCCGGGAGCGCGGATCTGCATGCTGGTGCTCTGCGGCGGTGAGGGATTGATGGAACACCGGGATGAGCTCGGCGAGATCGAGCGCTGGGCCAAGGCGCTCGGCTGCGAGGAGATGCGCCTCATGGGGCGCCGCGGCTGGGGGCGGGTGTATCCGGATTACGAGGAGATAGCGACAGTCATGAGGAGGAAGCTATGAGCATGGGCAGCGCGATCGCGAGCGGGGCCTCGAGCGGCGGACCTTATTCGGACTTGAACAGCTTGGGTGGCATCCACTACGGCGCCGGGCTGTGGAACAGCGCGGACCCGCTGGACATCTTCGGGCACAGCGGTTCGAACATCGGCGCGAACATCACGAACCCCTTGGGCTCAGGCCTCATCAACGGCAACATACCCAACAACGGGGTGAACCCGCTGGAAGCGCAGCGCTGGGGTGGAACGGCCGCTCCCACGGGATTGCCGGCGCCGGCGGGATCCGTGAACCCACTGATGTATAGCTCGAAGTCCAGCTATGTGCCGCTGGCGCAGGGCGGCGTCTATAACGGCATGGCAAACGCTTTGGCCCGGGGACCGGGTGGTGGCAGTTATGCGGACCAGGTGAACCAATTGGCGCCGCCGGTGGCGGT